GCCGGAAACCTTCTATTTTCCTTTCTCTGAAGTTTCTTGGTAAATACTTTTGTACTTGTACCAGTAAATCTTCTTACATAACCTCTCCAATCAAATTTTTGTTTTACAATTTGATCTATTTTAATAAGAGAAGACATCTCACCAGGAACATAACCTCTTTTCTTTTCAGTTTGTTCTTTAGCCTCAGTAAGAATTCTCTGAATCTGACGGTCCATAAGTTTCTGTTCTGTCTCACCTATGCCTTCAAATTCATCCCATGTACTATGATCATCACAAGAATCATTTCCTTGTTCTAAATCATCAAGCAATTGATCCATAGCATCAGAACCAGAAGTACCATTCTTTTCTTTTTCTTCTTGAGCTTCCTTCAGCTTCTTATAATAATACTTAGTACCTGCTTTTGTATCCAGATTTAATTCATGATAATCATCAATCATTATACCTCTCATAGGTATCTTAGCTTCAATTTCTTTTAATTCTTCTGGTGTAGCATTATTATCTATTGCTAGTTTATGCTCAGCCATGATAGCATCTTTAAGTGCTTTATATTCATCTGCTGTGTAATCACCACCAGGTAACCATGTATTATTTATATACTGGTTAATCTCCATGTCCATTGCAATATTGGCCATCTTTCTATCAGCAAAAGTATGATAAGCTGTTAAGTGTCCAAATGCAATGTGTAATAGTTCGTGTTTTAACAAACCTAATCTATGTAAATCAGTCAAACCACACCAGAAAGCTTCATTGATTGCTAACTGGTAGTTTATTCCATTCTTACTAACTCCTGCAGTAGGAATGTCATTTCTCCAATGCTTGTTAAGCTGAATTAGAAAATAGCCATAATAGGGCTCTTTAAGCATAAGGTCCTTACCGGCCTTGCTTAGTAAATCTACTTTATTCATCTTTTGCTTTTATTTGAATTTCATTCACAAAATCATACCCATACTGATTCAGACTCTTTTTCATTTCTAGAAAATATAATTCAAAATACAACTCAACATAAGGAGATTTCAACTTTACTTCATTAGGTAAAACAGTATTCAAGAGTGTTAAACTCATTGCTCTGTTCTCTAGGGAAGCTTGAAGAAAACTACCAAATCTTTTTGTGAGATCTGTATAGAAATTATTATGCATCCAAAATTTTTCAGACTTACCTGCAAATACAATAATGATAAAAACCCACTGAAGATTATCTTCAATATCAAGGGATTCTAATATTGTTTTTGCCATTTCATGGTTACTTTCATCAGGTGACTTAATCATTGCAATCAGATTCTTACATTCTTCTTTTCCAAATAAGAATTTTTCCATCAGTCTTCTTTGTTAATAACACCGTCTATATTTATTACTTTTGGTCCAAGTTTTTCCACATCATAACCTTTTACCTTTATTAAAAATTCTTTGTATTCATCAGTAGTTATTGAATGTAAACCTTTATATATTTCTTTAGAATCAAATATTTGTTTAACAGCTCCAAACATATTTACTGTATTTATATACATTTCACCCATAAATGAGTCATCTCTATTTAAAATAGATGAGTCTAATACCAATGTGGTAACTTTTTCATCATTGCTATCTCTTGTAAGAGTAAGCTCTAATGATAAACTTCCCTCATCAGGATTTGCTTCATTTGTGAAAACCACTTTGATTTTCTCATTTTCCAGTCTAATAATTTTTTGTTCTTCTTCCATGATTATTTATTTTTTACATTTTACTAAATAGAGAGTTCTCTCTACATTTTTTAACATGCTTTTCAATAAAAGCTAAATACCTATAAATGCATTTAAGTGTTTTCATAATCTATTTTACTTTATAAAATCTACCTAAGATATTTCCATTAAGAAATTCTTCTTTTTCTAACACTTCATGTACAAATTGGTGTTTTGTTTCCTGATAAGTAAGCTCAGTACTTGAGTAACATATTCTAAGAATTTCTCTTTTAATATTTACACCCATTTTATGCGCTTCTTTCAGTATTTTATTAGAGCTATAATAATTAAGAAAATCTGGTCTAAGAACTCTAGTATACTTTTTAAGTCTCTTATCAGTACTCATAGCCAAAGCTTTCTTACCCAAGGGTCTTTTTATATTAGCAAAGAAGTTCTTCTTACCTATGTAAGAAACAGACTTACCATCTATTATAGCTGTCATAAGATAAATAAATCCTATTCCTCCTTCTGGGATATCAGATTCTTTAAATACTTTTCCTTTGTATGTCCAAAAATCCACACTCATAATTTACTTTTTATTAAATTAAATACAATGTTCCTTGTTTCTTGAACACCTCTAGCTTTAACAGTATCTGAAATGTCCTTCTCAAATGGTAATATTAAGTAATCAAAACTATATCTCTTTTGATATGCTTTAGAAGCTTCAAGTCCGGGCTCATCATTATCAAATAGTACTATGATCTTACTATACTTATGCATATACTTTTTCATAATACCTTCAGAAATAACAGTGTTCTCACTATCCGGAGCAATTGCTTCAGCATTACCAATACCAAGAGTCTTAAAGGACATGATATCTTTTAAAGACTTAGTAAGAATAAGATACTTAGACTCAAAATTAACCTGCTCAGAACCTTGAATATAATCAGAGACTTTAATAAACTTACTTTTTTTATTTTTAGGTTGATAGATCTTATACAAAGTACCATCTTTTCTAAAATAACCATAAGTATAATTATTCTCAAATCTTAATTCTTTTAGCTCACCATCATTATCTGTTTTACTAAGTATAAAATACTTCAGTGGTTGAACATTATGTTCATTTAATAGTTTAGAACCTATTTTATAGCTCATCCAGAAATCCTGATCAAGATTATTCCAGTGTCTTATTTCATAATCAGAAACTTCATATCTGCTTTCGGCCACATACTCTCTGGGAGTAATGTCATGCCTAGAAATGTATTCTGAATAGTCATCCATTATCTTTCTTACAGCAATACCTCTAGATTCTAGATTATAATAGTGTAACACAAAATCAATTGTATCACCAGATTTACCAGTAGAGAAATCCTTAAACCTATACTTACCCATTTTATCTGAATATATACAAAAGGAAGGTGTCTTCTCTGCAGAAAATACTGATTTAATTTTAACATCTTGTCCAGTAAGTTTTTCTGGAAGATTAAGATAGAATTCAAAAGGCCATTCTGTAGGAACTTGATTCAAATCATATATAATTGCTTTAGTAGAAATCATAACAATTTATTTTAGAATAAAAAAGGGAGCACTGAGACTCCCTTTCTCAAAAGTTAATTACTTTTAATCTAAGCTGAAGTCAGCAGCATTCTTACTTGGTATAGCTAAATCAGCATCTTCACCAAATTCTTTTTTCTCAGTTACTTCAAGCTTTTTAAGGTGTTTAGTCTCATTATACTCAACAACTTTACCACTTTCAATAGTACCGTAAGAGTATTTGTTACCTTCACCTTTTGGTAAAAATAAATCATAGTTAGTATAACCAGTTTTACCCATATATTCTTTACCAGCTACACACCAGTTAAGATATGTATCTTTAATTGGAGCATTTGCACTAAAGTTTTTAACAAACTCTTCAATAGTATCATATTTATTATCTTGAGCAATAAACCATTCATCAATACCATATGTATGTGCTAAGTTCTTTAAGAAAATCATAATTGATCTATCTCTTTGAATCTTAATACCAGATTTTGTTTCACCATCAGCAAATGCATATTGACTAGCTTTTAATCTACCAATTTGACCTGCATAATGACCTTTACTTTCATCATCTTTGTCAATCAAAAACCCTTCAAAATCATCAATAGCTGGGGTTTCTACATTCAACATTAAGTGATATGCACCTTCAATAAATGAAAAATCTTCTAAGTGAATAGAGTTAATTTTTAAAACTTGATTACCTGGTGTAATTGTTTTTGGCACCCCTGTGCCTTTTCCTAAATCAGTTGTACTTAAAGCCATCTTTTTTCTTTTTTAATTGTTAAACTTACTTTTTTATTTTACATATACTTCATCCCAAGAAACTTTTAATGTTCCATCAGTAGAATCAGCAATTACTATTTCTTTGTTTCTCAAGTGATCGGGTCTTGCACCACATGTTACTTCATCATTTGTTTTAAAACTCAACATAGTTTTAGTACCCTTACGGTACATATAACCAATAGCATCTGCATTAGCACAAACTAAAGACTTTATTTTACCTGTCAAATCTATATTAGCAGCCATAACCATTTCACCTTTATCATCAACTTGTTTGTCTTTGATGTGACCAGATAAGATTACATACTCAGCCAATGTATCCACAAAATCCAATACTTGGAAAAAAGCTTGGCGAATATACAAATAACCTGCACCATTTGGTAAAGTTGTTATATTATCTCCATCATAATTTTTACCCATTGATGTTTGACGGTAAAGTTTTATTGCAAGTGGATGAATCATTTCTTCCAATGCTGTTACAGTATCTATAGTAATATAAGTATAAGGCTTATCAGCTTCTCTAATAGCTTTACCTGTATCCAATAACTCTTGTAAACTAGTAATAGGAATTTTTAATGCTTCAATAAAATCTGCACCATGTTCTAAATCTAAGATTAAATTATTCTCAAGACCAGCATAACAAGTAGTTTTACCTGTTTTTGGTTTTGAATAAATAACCAATCTTTTAGGATTAGCTCTCTGAGCCTTTACCTTTGTAGTTGGAAGTACTATACTCATTACTTACTAATTAAATCATTTAACCATTGCTTGTTACTTACAGGTTTTTTCCACATAATTGCAGCAAAATCTTGAATTGTCATTTCACTCATCAAAGGATCTTTGTGTGTTATAGCAAAACTTTCTTCTGGTGTAGCAGGTCTTGTTGTTAAACCTTGTGTGAAATCTGGAAAATCATTGTTGTTAACTAAAGAATTCTGAAGTCTTGGTAGATCAATATCAAAATCACCAGCCTTTTTCTTGTCTTCAATCTCAGCAAGTCTTTTCTCAAATAAACCATAGCTAAGTGTAGATCCGTCAGGATTAACAGCTACTAATTCTTGTAATGGAACTGTGAATAAAGAATAGTCAGCACCTGTAGAAGATGTACCACTTTTCTTATCATACTCTTCTGAGTAGAAAGGATTATACCTATATCTAAACAATTGTCTGTTTTCATAGAATGGTTTTACATCTACAACTGTACCAGAGTTATCAGTTACATTGTCATAAAACTCAATGTACAAATCTTCACCTTTATTTAATTCAGATTCAAAAAATTGAACTTGTCTACCATACTTACCTTTTTGAAAAAAGGCTGTTTTAATCAAGAATGCAGGATCAGACTCTCCTATCTTCTTAAAAGTTTCTATGTGATTTACATAGAATTCTTTCTCTCTTGTTTTTCTTACTGTTGTTACGCTCATATTGTTGTAATTTTTGGTTTAATTGCTGTTGGTGGTGTTGGTACTTCTACAATCCTCATTGTAGTCCGATCAAGTTTAAAGAAGCTTATTCTAGTAGTACCATTCCTTGATTTAAGGAAATGAAACACTAAGATATCTTCATCCTGAATAATAAATTTCTCAGGACCGTACAACCTAATTTTTCTTACAGAAGGCTTATTAATACCCATAACCACATCAGCATGTTGTAGCAAAGCATCAGACCCGTAAATATCAGAATCTAACACATAATTTCCATAAACACCTTCTTCCTGTCTTTTAGGATCATCTATGTTTCTGTTAAGTTGACTTAATACAATAAATGCTATAGGATATTTCTTTTTCATCATTGTGAGAGCCTCACCTAAGCTTCCTAGCATATCAAATTTGTCTTTCTGTCCTTTACCAACTTTAAATAAAGCTGAGTGATCTATAGCAACTAGCATGTTATTAAAAGTACCATCATCATTTTTGTACTTATCCATTTCATAGTGTATAGTAGCACACATCTCATCTACTGTACAAGCATCATAGACAACATTAATCCTGTCCATTGCTTGCATTCCTTGGTAATACCTAACACATTCATCATAGATTCTCTTATCTACAAGTTTCCCATCTTTACTCATTAATGTGTTGTAATCAGCACTTGTAATCAGACTCAGTTTTCTTACACCGCTAGTTTCATCTACCATCTCCATCTGAAACTTTAAAACTCTAAAATATTGGTCACTGTTATTAGCAATAATATCACTAATCAACTGCTCCATAAATAAAGTTTTACCAGTTCCAGGTCTGGCACCAACCACGGTAATTGTTCTCCATTCAAGACCATCACAGAAAGCATCATTAAATTTAGGCCAGGCACTCTTTAAGGATTTTAATGTACCTTGTCTCCTAGCTCTAATTTTATAGAGTGCTTTTTCTACGGACTGCCTTTCACTAACAGGTAGCAAAGGTCTTGCACCATTAAATAAATTTGACATATGTGGATTTTAAAAATTGATCACACTATGTTGTCCCTAAAATAAGTAGGAACTTCATCTGCACCAGATACTACTAGTTCACAATATGTAGCCAGATCTGACTCAAAGGATTTATCCAAGTTTTGTTTGCGGATAAAATATTGTGAATTTCTCATGTATTCATACCTTTTTAATTCATATTCAGACACGTATTTTTCAGTTGCATTTAAAATTGTTTCCCAGCTATAATCATAAGTTTCAAAAAACCATTTAAAAGCTCCTTCTAGATTTTTAACATTTACTCTAGCAGGTTTGCCAGAGTTAAGTTTTTTATTAGGAAATATTTCTAAGTAGTTTAACATCATTGTTATGTAATCTTCTCCCATAAGTGCACTAACGGTTTTTTTCTTAGTTTTTTTAAAGAAACTGTTGATTTCTTCTGTAAATATAAGACTTTTTGCAGTTAATACCAAATCATCTGTAAGCCAATCACCAGCTTTTAGTCTGCTGATTTCCAACTCTTTATTGACAAATTTGTTTGGTATAACTTTTTCTTTTAGACAATGCAACATGTAATATGTATTAGGCATTAAGTCTTCTTTAATCAGTCT